AGATTTTTAGATAACCAGACTGAGATTATTCTCAAACATGGTGGAACAATCGACAAATACATGGGCGATTGTATAATGGCATTTTGGGGAGCACCACTTGATGACGAAGATCAAGTTGAAAATGCTACAAAGGCTGTTCTCGAAATGAGAGTAGCACTCGGAGAACTCAATGAAACACTTAAACAAGAGGGACTTGACCAAATCAATACTGGAGCAGGGATCAACACAGGACTATGTGTCGTGGGGAACTTTGGTTCATCGAATCGTTTTGATTACTCTGTCCTTGGTGATAGTGTTAATCTTGCTGCGAGGTTAGAAAGCTCTTGCAAGGAATACGACACAGATTTAATTATATCAGAATATAGTCTACTAGATGATTACGAGTATGAGTTTTTAGACGAAGTCACGGTCAAAGGCAAGTCAGAACCAGTTAAAATATACACCATACAAAAATAGTTCTTGACTTTAGGTTCTGGTTTTGTTATAATTACATCATTAACGAAATATAAATTTCAAAGTTTATCAGGAAAATAACAATGAACGCAGAAGAGATAGCAGCCGACTTGGCTAAGCACGAGGCTGTCTGTGCAGAACGATGGAAAACAGCTTTTAATCGTTTTGACGAAATGGATAGCAATATAAAAAGAATAGAAACTATAATTATCTCTGCTGCAGGAGCAATTATTTGTGGTGCTGCAGGCATCATCATTACTATGGTGTTTATGCACAACTAGGAGAAAGATTATGGAAGTTGAATATAAGAAAAAAGATCTAAAAGAATCCCCAAAAACTAAGTCGATCAAAGACGGTGTGTATAAAAATGGGAAATTATGGTCTTTTGTTGACAAGAAAGGTGTAGAACTCAATTATGAGACAGAAAAGGACGCAAAAATAGTATATGAGAGGATTCATGGCTAAGAAAACCGAACAAAAAGAAGTTGAAACAACAGAAGCTCCTACATTAAGTAAGAGGGAGAAGATTCTTCTGGCAAGAAAAAGACAACTTCAGAGACAAAAGAGAATCAAACTACCTAATATCTTAAAATAATGGACAAAATCCATGTTGTAAGGTTGGGTGTTTGTCGTACATGCCCAGAGTACAATAAAACTTTAAAAACTTGTGCTGTGTGTATGTGTTTTATGCCCTTAAAGACGAGAGTTAGATGGGCAAAGTGTCCTAAGGGACGATGGAGCTAATATGCCTTACGGTAAAGGAACATACGGTTCAAGGGTTGGAAGACCAAAAAAGAAAAAGAAACGTGGCAAGAAGAAGAAGAAAAAGTAGGACTACTCGTAGAAAGAGAAACGTACCTACTAATTCGAAATTGTACGCGAGAGTAAAAGCTGCCGCAAGAAGAAAGTTCGCAGTGTACCCTAGTGCCTATGCAAACGCATGGTTAGTTAGAGAGTATAAAAAGCGAGGCGGGAGGTATAGACGTGCCTAGAGTAACAAGAGCTAGAAGAAGTAATGGTGGATTAACCAAATGGTTCAGTGAAAAGTGGGTTGATATTTCAAGACCCAAGAAAGGTGGCGGATACAAAAGTTGTGGTAGAAAAAAAGCAAAGAAGGGTAGAAAAGGCTACCCAAAGTGCGTTCCTGCCGCAAAAGCTGCTCGTATGACGAAGTCACAAAGAACTTCAGCTATTCGTAGAAAGAGAGCAGTAAGACAGGGAGTAGGCGGTAAACCAACTATGGTTAAAACGTTTGCTAAAAAGAAAAGAACAACAAGAAGGAAGAAAAGATAATGTTAGATTACATTAAACTAAAGTGGACTCAGTTTATTAATATCGTTACTGGTAAAGATAAGAACTGGGATGGTCAAGTCGATATTAAAGACAAAATGATCGAAGCTGAAAAGAAAGCAAACAGCTAAGAAAGGCATTAGCCTTATAAGGGCTTATATGAAGCGAAACGATAAATTCGTTAACGACCTTAAAGACTTATCCAAACTCCTTGATGGAGTTGTAAGCAAGACTTACGACAAAATTGAAGAGAGTAGAGAGATAAGAAAGCTACTGAATCTTCCGAAAACGGTTCACAACAAAACTAGATTGACTAACTATCTAGTAGAGAAAAAAGCGTCTCAACTTTGATACGCGAAGATAAATAGGAGATAAAAATGGCTAGATCAGGCGGTTTTTTAAGCGGACCTACTGGAGTACATTCTACTCAAAAGATTCGCAAACACGTACTCAAAAGAGGAGTAACAAGAGACATGAATGCAGCAGCTGGAGTACCTGTAAACACTAAGAGAGCAGGCAGCATGGAAGCATTTAGATACGCGGCAGCACCCAAAGCTATTGGCCCGAGATTCGGTAAGACGAAGTCACCAAAAAGAGCTAAGTTTCCGCGCAGAAGACGATAGGTAGCGAAAAGCTAGCTAAAACTTGGGCAGATATTTTTGTTATGTCGGGCTTAGCAAAAAGAAAGAAACTCAAGAAGAAAAAGAAACATAAAAAAGGAAAATAGATGGCAGTACCACAAATAGATTTAAAGCTAGTATGGCTAGACGAAGCTTACATGAGTAGTAATTCAGTAATAGACACTCTTCAAGAAAAAGAAGAATCTGGTAGACTGATTACTAAAAGTGACGCAGAATTTGCAAAAATCTGTGGTGCATATTTGTACATCTATAAACTGGCCAAAGAGAGTAATTTACTCGAATCAGACGCACTAAATAATATAACCGAGACAATTCATTGAGCATAGAAATTTCGAGAGCTGATGTAGAGTCAGAGTATTTAATGGACTTTGATCCTAATAGTAGATTCATTAAGCTACCTATTGACGGGTACATGGAACTACTAGGGATTGAACCCAACACAAGTCAGCGTGCTATCATTAACGCGATTAACAATCCAAAGTATAGATTTGTAACTGCCGCTGTCTCACGTAGACAGGGTAAAACTTATATTTCTAATATTATTGGACAATTGTGTTGTTTAGTACCTAATAGTCATGTACTATTAATGTCACCAAACTATTCTTTATCACAAATTTCTTTTGATTTACAAAGAGGTTTGATTAAACATTTTGATTTAGAAGTAATTCGTGATAATGCAAAAGATAAAGTGATTGAACTTAGTAACAATTCTACTATAAGAATGGGTTCAATCAACCAAGTTGACTCAGTAGTTGGTAGATCATATGATTTAATTATTTTTGACGAAGCGGCGTTGACAGACGGCCGAGATGCCTTCAATGTCGCGCTTCGTCCAACCCTAGATAAAGACAACTCCAAAGCAATTTTTATATCTACTCCAAGGGGTAGAAATAATTACTTTGCAGAGTTTTATTATAGAGGGTATAACAACGAATTCCCAGAATGGTGTGCTATCAAAGCCACTTACCACGAGAACCCTCGTGTTTCCGAAGATGATATTAAAGAAGCTAAAAAGACCATGTCCGAGGCAGAATTTGCTCAGGAATACATGGCAGACTTTAATGTATACGAAGGACAGATTTGGTCATTCAACTATGAAAAGTGTACTATGGCATTAGACCAATTTGATACATCTAAGATGGACGTCTTCGCAGGACTTGACGTAGGTTATAAAGACCCAACAGCTTTCTGCGTAGTCGCATACGATTGGGATGAGAAGAAGTATTATGTCGTGGACGAGTATCTCGATGCCGAAAGAACAACTGAGCAACATGCTCATGAAATTCAAAAACTAATTCAGAAGTGGGACATTGATTACATTTACATTGATTCCGCTGCTCAGCAAACTCGATATGATTTTGCACAAAACTACGACATAACAACAATAAACGCTAAGAAATCTGTACTAGACGGAATTGGTCATGTAGCAGGAATAGTCGACAATGACACTCTGTTTGTGGATCAAAAATGTCAGCAGGTAATATCAGCACTAGACCAATATCAGTGGGATCCCAACCCTAATTTAATGAAAGAAAGACCTAAACACGATGGAGCATCGCATATGGCCGATGCCTTAAGATATGCACTATATACATTCGAAACCACAGCCACCTCATTCTAATAACACCTGTCAAAAATACTTCTTGACTTTTGGTGTGCAGATAGGGTATAATTCATATTAAGAGTTAGATATGAAATTTAAGAGAGATTTAGTTAAATACGTACGAGACAAAGCTAAATCAAAATATAACAAAGCTAGCGAATGTCATATCTGCGGTTCAACCGAAGAACTCGATTTTCATCATTATTATGGACTGACCGAACTACTAGAGACTTGGCTAAAAACTAATAATATAAATATTGATAATGAGCAAGATATCCTAGAGATTCGTGAGCAGTTCATTGATGAGAATTGTGAGAAGGTGTATATAAAAACAGTAACTCTCTGTCATCAACACCATTTACGATTACACTCAATATATGGAAAGCGACCTAAATTGATACACGCAGAGAAACAAGAAAGATGGGTCGAAAAAATGAGAAACAAACATTATGGCATGGTATGATTTTTTAACAGGCAGGAGAGCAGAGGCGGATGAGGAGAAACTCAATCCAGCCCAGTTTGCTATCTCGAGAAACGAAGGCCTGACTGTTGATACTCGTGAAATCGTAACTAACTATAAAAATGCGTACGAACAGTTAGAAATCGTCAACAGAGCAGTAAATATGATTGTTGATGATGTTGCAGAAATTCCTTATGCCGTAGGAGAGAAAAGAAACGGCACAAATGATATAGTAAAGAACGTCAGAAAGACTAAAGTGAATCTACTACTAAATGTAGAACCAAATCCATTTCAAGACGTAAGTGCATTTAAAAGAAATCTGATAATTGACTTACTGATTGATGGTAACATTTTTGTTTACTTTGATGGGGCGCACTTATATCATTTACCAGCGGACAAAGTTACTATTCATACTGATGATAATACTTATGTTGAAAAGTATGAATTTGACCATAGTATTGACTATAGTCCAAGTGAAATTATTCACATAAAAGAAAACAGTTTTAACTCTATTTATAGAGGCGTTCCAAGATTAAAGCCAGCATTTAGAACTATGCAGCTTCTTGGAAATATGAGAAAATTCCAGGATAACTTCTTCAAAAATGGAGCGGTTCCTGGATTAGTTTTAAAGAGCCCTAATACTCTTTCAGAAAAAATTAAAGAGAGAATGTTACAAGCCTGGAGTATGAGATATAATCCAGCATCAGGCGGAAGAAGACCTTTAATCTTAGATGGTGGTTTAGAAGTAGATTCACTATCTAAAGTTAATTTTAAAGAATTAGACTTTCAAGAATCAATAAAAGCAAATGAGCGTATTATTCTTGAAGCTATGGGCATACCACCAATCTTAATGGACGGTGGAAACAATGCAAACATTAGGCCAAACCATAGATTATATTACTTAGAGACTGTACTACCTATAGTCCGTAAATTATCTCATGCGTTTGAAAGATTTTTTGGTTTTGAACTCAATGAAGATGTGACAGGGATTCCTGCTTTACAACCAGAATTGAGAGACCAAGCGGCATACTACGCTACACTTGTTAATACAGGCATACTAAGTACAAACGAAGCTAGAGTCGCTATAGGTAAAGAACCAATTAATGGATTCGACGAGCCTCGAGTACCTGTAAACTTAGCGGGCTCAGCAGTGAATCCAGAGGAAGGAGGACGACCAGAGGAGAGTCCTTCTACAGAGGAATAATATGACTAAAAATATGATGATTAAAGCTGTATCTGATTTCTTTACTGGTGAAAAAGTAGAGAGTATGGATCTAGCTACATACAAATCCTATGGTAGTGATGCTCCTGTAAAAGACTATATGCTGAGAAGGCAGTTTGGTTCTTGGAACAGAGTCCTATCCGTAGTAAAAAATCGATATCCTGTCGAAGTTCCAGTTGTGGAAGAAAAAGTAGTTGAGAAAAAAGCTGCTCCGAAACCAAAAGTGGAGAAAGAGGTTAAAGATGTCGAATAAAATATTTCATTGGACTAATACATTCAAAACCTTAGGCGAAACCGAAGATGGCGGCATTGACATCAAAGGTTCTGCAAGTACTAATGCACTAGATAGAGCTGGCGACGTTATCGAAGCTGAGGCATGGACAAAAGGTGGTTTGGAAAACTTTAAAGGTAATCCTATCATTTTGTTCAACCACAACTATGACAAGCCTATCGGTAGAGCAACTGGTTTAGAAGTGACTGACAACGGTCTTGAGATTTCTGCAAAGATTTCAAAAGCGGCCGGTGATGTTAAAGATTTAGTTAAAGACGGTGTTCTTGGAGCCTTTTCCGTTGGTTTCAGAGTCAAGGACGCTGATTATATGGCAGAAACCGATGGATACAAAATCAAGGACGCGGAACTTTTCGAAGTTTCAGTCGTATCCGTTCCTTGTAATCAAGGCGCAACTTTTTCAGTTGCAAAAAGCTTTGATAACATGAACGAGTATGAAAAGTTCAAGAAAAACTTTATAAAGGCTAACTCACATGCAACAGCAGACGCTGTGAAAGTTGAGCAGCCAAGCGGGGAGAAATCCCATAAAATGGAGACTGATATGTCAAACGAAAAGATGACTCCTGAAGCCGAAGGCTTTGACCTAGACGCATTCGCAAAAGAAGCAGCTGAAAAAGCAGTT